CCATTTTTCTTCAAAGCTTTAATAACTGATGATTTCCATCGTTCTACGCCGGTTGCCCCACCGCCACCGCTAGGGTCAGCATCAGTTTCAGGGGCAAGGAATTTAGTTATCCAATCAAACATTCCGCCAACTTGTTTTTTGATCAATTTCTGCAATCCAGTGTTTGCTTTAACTCCTTCTGAATCCTCTGTTTTACCTCGCAAGCCAAAATCTAAGAAAGTAGTTGCTCTGCTAGCTAATCGGTTAGCGTAAGTGTGGTAAAGACCATCACCAGACCAGTTATATTCCTCACCGCTGTATTTATCACCATTAACTCCAGTAACCATCGCAACGTGGTTACCAAATTCAGAACCCGGGCCATATACTGCAACAGATCCAGTTTTAGGCTTACTCATGTGTGGCACACGAGCGCTAACCCATTGATTCCCATTGCCTAAACCGCTGAATAAACTAGGATTAACCCCCGAATTATTAAGTCGGTTAGCTACAAATGAAACACATTCACGAATGAAATAACCCCAAGGGTCAGCGATTGCATCTTTTCCCATGGCTTTCCATTTAGCTGGGTAATCATCTCCGACCGCTCCCATGACTCCCCCGCCTGCATTTGAAGCATCGTTAGCCATGTTCCATAATTCAGACCACCAACCTTTGGCTTGTGTTTTGGGTGTTTTAAATAATGCGTTTCCTAATGGATTAAATACACCATCAAGCTTGTTAGCGTTTGGATTAAATTTCTTAGCTAATGTTCCAGCAGGGTCTTTAATAGCGCCACCGATGAAACCTAACATTTCGGTAAATTTCTTAGCAGTGTCTTTGATGCCATCCCATGCATTACCTGCAATAGAAGTTGTTGAATCCCATAATTTAGACCAGAATCCAGTACCATTTGCAAATGGTGTTGCGGACATAGACATTAGCATTTTAAGCTCAGTTGCATTGAGGACCTCAGCACCAGCAGGAAGAACCATCCGTTTATTACGACCTTGAGGTAATAACATTTCGCCATTTGGCATAATAACCGCTTCTTGGTGGCCTGTCTCTGGACTATCGTGACCATCATTCAACATTGCTAATGTAGGTTGCGTGATAGCCCTACGCATGTTACTAAACATACCAGTACCACTTGCAAATTTTACTTCTGGAATCTTACCAATCGCGTTTTTCGAACCACCAAAATCAGCAATCAGATTATTAATACCAGAAATACCAGCATTAGGAATTTTGATAACCGCATTAATACCGTTTCCAGCTAATGTTTTCATTCCATCCCACATTGCTTTGAAGCCATTTTTGATATGATTCCACATATCAGTGGTTTTGGATTTGATTTTCCCAATAAAGTCAGTTACTTTATCATATCCAGAATCAAGTTTTTTACCGATGTTCCCAAAGAAACCAGTTAAGCCTTTCCAAAAAGTCTTGCCAAAGTTTTGAGCTGTCTTCCAGATACCATCTACAAAATCTTTAAACTTCTTATTATGTTTGTAAATTAATGCAAACCCACCTGCGACAGGATTAATGAGAAATAATAGAATTTCTTTCCAGTCTTTTTTAAAGAAATCAATAGTTGCTTTACCTGCTTTTACTACAGCTTTAAAACCAACTTTAAATTTTTCGACAACACCTTTGCTAAAGTCTTTAACAGATTTAACGAGTCCGTCCACAAATCCTTTAAATTTCTTATTGTGTTTGTACAGCCCATATAAAGCTACACCGACAGTCGTTACTGCTACTAAGAAAATACCGAGTGGGTTTGATGCCACTGCTACTTTAATAGCATTAAACGCTAACGGAATCCCTTTCATAGTCGTGGTAAAGGTTTTAATACCATTGATAACTTTTGTTGCGATAAAATACGATGCAAAGGTGATACCAATAGCTTGAATTGCTTTTTTATGACTAGCAATTGACTTCAATGCGCCTGAAACGGTATGTAAAGGGTCTTTTGCTTTTTTGCTATCACCAGAAAGCATATTAAATGAATCTGCAATTAGTTTGATAGTATCTTTTGCAACTGACCAGACACCTTTCCCAAATTCTGTACCAATTGAAATAATACTTCCGACAATGCTTCCTAAATCTTTTTGATGGTCAGCGATATATTTCATAAGACTAGTTGCACCTTCTGCAACCCAAGCTATCCCTTTGCCAATCCCTTCAATGCCTTTTTGCATCTGTGAGGATTGCATTACTTTGCTTAGTTCGTTAAAGCCACTAGATGAAATAGAAACTAAGGGTTTCATCAATGCTTTTCTAGTATCTTCCCAAATAAGAGAAAGTTTTTTCTTTGAACCTTCGGCAGTATTTGAATAAGCCTTAGCATTCTTATCGTATGATTCACTAGATTTATTTAAAATGTCATTGAACTGGTCGGATGTCATTTCTCCTGATTTAAGCAAATCATCAAATGCTTGTTGAGACATCCCACTAGCTTGTTGCATTGCTGTTGTTAAACCGGGGGCTTGTTTTTCAAGTCTTGCTAATGATCCAGATGTTACTTTTCCAGATGCTTCAATCTTAGCCAGTCCTTTAGAAAAACCGTCTGCTTGTTCACTAGATAATTTTAATTGGTCTGATATACTACCAACACCTTTTGCCAATTTAATTGACGCATCTACGGAATGAGTAACACCGTAGAATTTGGTTATCATCTCATTAGCAGCCTGACCAGAAAGATTAGTATTGTATTTTAAATCTTTAATTGCTCCGCCAAATTTGTCTATATCTTTTTGAGCAAAGCCTAAATTTTTCCATTTTTCAGTTGCTTTTTCGGCAGCCAAAGCGCCTTCATAACCGGCCTTTGCACTTTCAGTAATTTTACTTGTTATTGTAGATATACCGTTAGCAATCAGATTACCAGCTACAAAACTCTTTAAAAATTCAGTAGATTTACTAGATTTTTGTGCCTCATCTCCAAATTTTTTAACACCGTTTTTCATCTTTTCGAAAAGAGATGGAACGTGATTCATTTGGTTTACTTCTTTTTCAAACTGGTTAGCTTCTGTTTTTGCGTGAGCTAATGCAGTAGCGGTTTCATTAATTCGTTGTTTTTGCTTAACGTAAGCATCACCATCGCCAGATTGAGCGACTTCTTTAAGAATTTTTACTTGCGCTTCATACTGCTTATTTAAATTATTGACAGCGGTTTTTGAACCATTTAATTTAGCTTGTAAAGCCTCATTTTCTCTGCCCTCTGCTTGTAGCCTTTTAACATAGCTTTCGGATAAGTCATTTTGTTGTCTATATCCTTTTTGTAAATCAGCGAGTCCAGATTGATAATAGGACATCGATTGTTTAGCTTTATTCTGTTGTACTTCTAGGCTTGATAATTTAGTAGTTGCTTGATCAATCTGTTGTTGAAATTTAAGGTATTGTTCAGCAGTTTGTTGAGTGTCACCTTTTAATTCAGATTGTTTTTGCTTTAAAGCTTCAATCTTAGCTTGTTGGGCTTGAATCGAACTTCCTAAACCTTCGTATTTTACTTTTGTAGCACCTAAGTAGTCACCAGTCATTTTTAACTGGGATTCTTGAGCTTTCCAAGCGTTTGTTGAAGTATTAACTAAATTAGTCATAGACTTAATACTCTCGCTAGCTTTCACTAGATCAAGAGCGATTTCAGTGGACATTTGTGCTTGTACTTTTGCCATTTTTCCTCCTTTCCTAAAGTAGTGACATAGGATCTACAGCCCTATCTTTCATTTCTTTTGCGTTTAATATTTCTAAAAGTGAGTAATAATCTGCATTTTCGTAATCATCAATCGTCCACCCAAAGTTAATAATTGCTTGTTTTTCAACTAGCAATAGGTCTTCAATTAGATTTTCTAAATGGTGCTTTCGTTCCCAGACGTTTGGTCTTTTGGGTCTTCATCACGACTTTCTTCCATTTTTTTAATATCTTCATCAGTCATGCCCATTAAATAACTAGTTAATTTTTGAGCAATTTCTTGTGTTCGATTCGCATCAACATCTAGCAATAACTCATAAGTTTCATCATCCAAATCCAAAATAGAACGTATGAACGACAATGTTGATTCAACTGCAAATAAATTTAATTCAATTGAATCTGAAAAATCTTCACTTCCCTCAATTTCAGCTTCTTTATTTACGATTGCTAGTTGGTATTTATTCATACGCATAATGTTTCGGTTTGATGTTAAAACTGGGTAAGCTTTCTTACTCAATTCTGGGATTTTAATTGTTGTTACTTTCATGTTGTTATTACTCCTTTTTCAAAAATAAAAAGGTCACATTTTAAATGCGACCTTGAAAATTAAATTAAACACCTAGTACTGTTGGTGCAGTATAGCCACCAAACACTTCTTTGAGCATGTTAACTTTGTCAAATTGGGTTGCTCCACTGTAGTATTTCTTCATCGGTTCATCTTTAAATCCAATTGCTGATAAAGCGTTGTAAGTCATGTTATCATCGTTACGTGTTTGTGCTGTATCTGTATCTGTACCAATGTTTTGTGCAGTTTCTTGCATAATACCATTAGCAAAACCAAAGAAAATTGAGTTTTTGCGATTAAGTGTTTCTGATTCGATTAAAACCGCAACGTGTGGTTTAGCTCCTGTAAGTGCATAACCGCCTTTACCGTCTGATTTGAATCCAAGCATTTTTTGTTTAACATCAAAATCAAGGTTATTAAAGTCAAAAGCAACTGTTGGTGAGCCTGGGGCAATCATAACGTCCTGTGTTTTGTTATTTCCGGGAACTTTAGTTGCTGAACCCTCAATACCTGAGATATTGGCTGTTTTTGAACCAAGCATTGTATCGTCGATTTCGACAATACCACTTTCTGAAAGTCCATCTGTTGCGCCTTTGATTAATTTTTGTGTTACTGGGTCAACTAATGCGACCGTTACCATTTTTAAACCTACTACTGCCATGTTTTGTTTCTCCTTTTTAATTTAAAATTTTGTCTTGCGATACATAAAAGACACCCGTTATTTGTTGGGTGTCTGGATCAAATGTTCGCTCTCTTATATCAATAACCGACCAATGGTTCTTAGTAAAAAGTTTCATTAGTCGAATCTCAAAATCTTCTATGTTAAAATCAACATCTAATTTATAAAACAGTTGGATTTCACATAGTCTTTTGATGCCGTAAAAATCAT